GTGCATTTGGAGATTCATCCTTACGGACAGATGAGACCTTGTCGGCTATAGCCCCTCCGAAGAGTGCCTTCAAGGTGAAAACGGGAGTAGATAACAAAATTCAGTATATCAAGGCAGGCGACTCCGGCCGTCCTGTCTACCTCTTAAGAATCCAACACCAGTTGGAGAACTCAGAGACCCGGCTTGACATTGACTACGATTTTGATGATGGTGACCCCCACACGTAACCATGAGTTGATGCTTTTAACGTCTTCCAAGGACGCCACCAATGAAACGCTGAGGTGGTCAGGACCAACTAGGGATTAGAACATGGGTACAAAATTTGAAACAGAGGGTGTAGTGTACTCTGGCTTCCAGGCAGTAATGAGGTCTTCAATTGCCAACTGTTCTACGAGACTTATACCAAATGCTACTCCAAATGATTCCCGAGTCCGTGGATCGATCGTAACTACGTCTGGATTTAATCCTTTACACCAAAATGTTGAAAAATGGTCAAAGGCACCATGGTTCCGTAGTTGTCCCATCTCGACACCGAAATCTAACTGGTTATAGAAGCTTTGTAGTATTGGTATCCCAGAAGCCGCTGCTAGCCCTCCTTTTCCTATGGCAGTCATCCATTGCTTAAATCGTTTCTCGGTTGGTATATCTAACAGTGTGACTAGATCTTTATTTAACACAACATCGTAATTTCGTGTCATCATATAACCTCTAGGTGTCCACACTGGATGCATTTGACAAAATTCAATTTCCTCTAACTGATGGACCGGGTCTTCCACTTTCATGGTAAAACCAAAATTCAGATAGTAAGATGGAATTTGTTCGTACACTAGAGCACAATCCTGTTTTTCAAGAAATAGTACCAAATCGTCTCCATTATTTATCATGTCGTACTTAACACCCAGTTTAATACATAAATTAGCGGTCATAGCTGTCATTAGCAAACAATTACCAAGTGAGGTGTTCATATCCCCACTCATTCGGCAACCATCTACTGAATAACGATAACCACCATCTTTAGCTAAAGCCACACCTCTATTCTTCAATTGAAGTTCGAGTAATTCTTTTAGGTGTGATCTGTATCTAGGTGCTGTAAGAGCCACATAGATTGAGTGTTCCCACTTAAGGGCTTGTAGACCAACATGTTGATCGAAACGACTGGCATCTAAACCGATGGCACAAGGATTAGAGAAATTGCTCCATTTGTCTGCTATCAGATTACCTAACTCAAGGGCATTAACTCCCTTAGCAATGACTGGACTCTTCATTAAGGATCGAGCTACAGAATCATATATATGATGCTCGTTTGGTTTTAAGTACACTCCCAGTTCTACATTATATTCTGGCCGCCGCGGTTGGATTACACGGGGGGCGGGGTCGGATTTAGAAGTAGCGTCAATTTTCTCCGCTTTGACAAATGTTGCTACTTCAGAGTATTTCCGTTGCCAACCTTCCTCATCAAGCACCCTTACTGCTTTTTGATATATGGCTCGTTTTTGAGGTTTCTTATACAAATCCGGGAATTCAGAGCGATCAATCGGTGTGATTAGACCTGGATATGTTTTCTTAACCTTTTTAACGTACCAATTTAATTCTTGGAAGATATCTGGCACTGACTGGGGTGGTTTGGACAACTCACCGTCCTTAACCACATAGAACACCCTCTCAGCCAGCCCACGCCCGAGGTTTTGCATGACATTATTATGAACGAAAAAGCGCCGTGTTGTCCAAGGTCCTCTAACTCGGTACAACTTCCTCTCCATCCTACCTCTTTCCTCCGTCTGGAGCACATTCCGTAATTCTGGGACCGAGGTAACTACTTTAGTAGTAAATCCCAGAATACGCTCCAAACCCCTCTATGCTGACGACCGTGGTGATAATCCACGTTTGTAAAACGTGAACCACCACTCGGTTTTCAACTCACCATAGGTTAAATCTGCCTCTGTTTTCATAAACACCATACATTCAATCTCTGGCAGAAGTTTCACTATGTGCGCAGGTCGTAAACTATCATCTGTCATGATAATTGTAGCTTTACGCCTCGCGAGGGCACGATCAACTGTTGAGTCACATAAATTAGGATAAGCCACCTTCACTTTTTGAGCTACATGAGCAGCATAAGAAGGTCGCAT